TACCAAGTTAAACGAAAGGCACAGGAGCACAAAAAATGACACAGTTTCACGAAACCAAAGCCGGGGTATTTTTGGAAGTCGCAACCCTGCGTTTCCGTATGCTTACCGCCGCGCTGATCGTTCCGGTACTCAAGATCACGGGCTACCGTTTCTCGAAAAACTTTCGCCAAGGCGTGACATATGGCCACCGAGCGGTTTATGCTATGGTCGACACCGTACACGCTAACCTTTGGGCTGGCATGGAGCCTGACCCTGACATTGTTAAGTTTTTGGAGGACTAAAAATGAGCGACGCTATCCATTACAATGAATTGATCCGACGTGCGGCCGATGTTGCGGGCGAATTACTCGAAAACACCGACAGCGCAGACAATGCCCGCGATCTAGTCGCAGAATCTAGCGAGTGGGATTGGGTGATTTATTACGGAAAGGCTATGGATTTATGCACTAACGTGCCGTCGGATATTCTCGACGATGCGGAATCCATGGTTGCAGACTGTTGCATGGTCAATGAAAAAACCGACTTATACTCGCACGCTTGCGCCGTCGCCTTTTGGATTGTACACAATGCGGTATCCGAGCAGCTCGAGCAGCTTATCAACGAAACAGTGGAGGTCATCTAATGATTACTGACAAGAAAATAGACGCATCCGACATTCAGCCCATTGAAGCATTGCAAGCAATCTACTTAGATTGGTGGAATAATTTCCTTACCCGTGAATATTTTGCCGAGCATTACGGGCTAACCCTTGAGGCGGCGTCGGAATTGATCGACGCGGGCTATCGAGCGCATGAGTCCATGGTGCAGCGTCAACATTGGCTGGAGCTTTTAAAATGAAACCGATTCTTTACGCCTTAGGCGCGGCGCTATTCCTTGGCATGCTGTCAATCGTGGGCAATATGGAAGCAGAGGACAAGAGACAAGAGCGCGAGCGTTATTGCGAAATGGTGGAGATATACCACGAAACGGACGGGGGTGCTGGATGGCCGCCTTATGACGGAGAATGCGAGAATGATTGATGAAAAGTATATACCGGAAAATCTGGAACGGTGGAAGCGCCCGGAATGTTTTGTGGCGTGGTCTGAACACTGGGCCTATTCCAGCGAGTGTTTTGTTTTCCTGGGACGTCATAGAGATTCTGACATCATAACCGAGACAAACTTTGAAGTCGCACTTCTAGAACTTGGCGGTGAATCGGATACGGTGAGAGTTATTCGTGAAAACCACTGGGCGGTGGGATGGCTAGAATGGATTGCCATACACGAATCGGATGCCGCTGCTTTGGAGAATGCGGACGGTATAGCCTCGGCGCTCGAGGACTATCCGATTCTTGATGGCGAGGCCGTGTCAGAAGCAGAGATCGACGCCGCTTCAGAATACTGGGAGCGGGAATCGCTGGCCGGTCGGATCCAGATATGCAGAGATGCCCTTGTCTCGATCTTCGCTGCACGGCGGGATGATCTAGAGGAGAGGGTTTTTGATGAGATTGTGGAAATTGTCAGAAGCTAAGGGGTTGAACAATGACAGATGAAAAGATTATTGAGAGAGACGAAAACGGGCGCACGAAAACTATAGGCCATCGGGGCAAGAATGTCCGAATATCTCGCACCGGTGGAGCTGGCCTTAGGCAGTCTAGCAAAGCGGGCGGGTTTACTTTCACGGGGTCAACGTCGCAAGGTTTCCGCGCTACTGCTAATGTTGGCAAGGGTACGCAGGTATCTTCGCAGAATGGGCGGGTTATCTTGCGCGGACGGTATGGCGTCGGGAAGTCCAGCAACGTGAACCTTTCACGGTCCGGGCTGTCTCTGTCCACCCGTATGCCATCCGGAACTGTTAACTGGATGTCACCCGGCCGATCTAGCGCCACGGTCGCAGGCGTGACGATACGCGGCAGCAAGGCGATCCCGTTTGCCCTTATGTCCTGGCTGTTTAATCTAGGGGGGGACAAGTCTTGAGCTTTTTCGTTGTCACTTGCATTATCCTGGGTATTGTGTTGGGGCCGCTGGTACTGGCGAGCATGGCCGCCGATGCTCTGATAAAGATCGAGGATCGCTACTTAGACCGATAAGCTCCAATTAGGTTGGCCGGGTTTCTCCAATTGGGTTTTGCTTCAAACTCCAATTGGGTTTCTCGGCCACCTCCAATTGAGTTTCCATGCATACCGTTTCGGCGTTATCTCGCACCCCTTCCAGCATACACGCACGCTCGACCGCTACCGCTACCGCTGGCGCGGGCGGTCTGGCGCTGGTCTGGTATGGCGGTCTGGTATCCATGCCCTCTAGCACTAGCACCCCCGATGCTACCCGTCAACCCCCTAGCAGATAGGCCTAGATTCTGGGGGTTTCTAGTAAATTAGGGGTTGACACCCCTGGCCGGTGCTGTAGAATAGGAACTGTAGACAGAGACAACGCAACCGCAGGAGCTAGACCATGACCAATACCACGATCGTTGACATCCGCCAAAACCGCCCAGAGCCCGTGAGCATTGGCCAGGCCGGATACCTCATGCACCGTCGCATGCTTGACCAGACCAGCTATAGCTTCGACCAAGCAGCCCGGCTGGTCGAGGATGCCATCTCTGGCGATCCCTGGAGTGCTGACCAGCTCGCAGAGCGGTTCGGCCTGTCAGTGTACAAGGATGGCGTGCAGGTAGCAGACTGCCACGCCGAGCCCACAGACTAGACTAAACCGCAACCCCCTCTGCTCCCCCTTGGCCCCCTCTCTGGGGGCTTTTTATTGCCCAGCCGTTACATATTCCCCAACGGCATAAACTAGCCCGATTCTGGTCGATTCTGGAATATCGAGAAAACCTTGACAAGTCCAGAGATATATGGATGAGCGTATATATGCGTAGGCGTATATAGTCATATAGTTAGGTAGGTGATGGAGAGTCACAACCCCCACCCACACATCTCAAAGAAAGTCAAGCAGGCAGTATCTATCGATATGCAGCTCATCGATAGGCAAGATCGATGGCCTAGATGCTTGCATGCTGGTGCCTGATGGTGTACCATAGGGGTACCCCCCAAAACTGTATGGGGTTGGGCTTAGACCCCCACCTCTCTAGTTAAGAACCAATTTGACTTGGTTACTTTTTAACCAGCTATGATATTATTATTCCTCCCTAGCAGGGAGGTGGCTGAGGGGGGTCATTTATATATGACTTCCCGAAGTCGGAGGGACACCCACACCTTTTTTTGAAAAATCTTGCTAAAAGGGGTTGACAAGACCCCCTCCGGCATGGTATACTGTAGTATAGATACAGACGTTGTAAAGCAACGTACAGATAACTATCTAATTAATTATCTATTTATTACTATCTACTATCCTACAGTTTACTTCCGAAAGCAGATAGGTCTATCTTGAGTTCAAGATATAAACTTTCCTAGACCAAGAGAGATAGAGACGGGTTAGGTTTATTTTAATATTACAACCTAACCCTCTGTTGATCTGCCTATCTGCCGATCTATACCTTGGAGTCATTCCTCGTAGGCCCGTCAAGGGCAAAAGATATTAGGGGATTGGTCTGACCAATTTATTTCACTCTAGGGGTTGACAAACCCCGGTAAGTGTGGTAATATAGGGTGTAGAATAGAGAAAGGTGCAGAAAATGTCCGAAGTTCTCCTCGCCCTAGCCCTAACCACTTGTGCCCAGGACGAGGACACTTGCACCTTTACCTCGACCTCGGAGCAGACCGTAGTGACGGTTTGCGGGGTGGCTCCTGACAAGGAGGGGCGACCCATCTCGCTAGAGGCGACCTTACGGGGCGAGGAACACCTGTTTGTCTTGGAGCCAAAGTGTAACGATGTCTGATACGAAGAAGTCGGTAGAAGACCTTGGCGAAGAGGCACCCTTGAAGATCAAGGAGATTATGGAAGGCGATTACTTGCCAGCTAAGACCAAGGAGGCCGGAAGGCCGAAGGGTTCCCAACCGTTCTCGAAGCGAGGCGTTGGGCAAAAGCACGAGCCGAACGACGTGCAGCGAAACACCGTCATGATGCACACCCTCCTTGGGACGCCTAAGCAGCAAATCGCCAAGCTGATCGGCATTTCCTTGCCTACCTTGAAGAAACAGTACAAGGAAGAGCTGGAGATGGGCCAGAGCAAGGCCAACGCCACGGTGGCTGGGAAGTTGTACAACAAGGCAGTGAACTCCAACGACACCACGGCCCAGATTTTCTGGTTGAAGACCCAAGCGGGGTGGAACGAGCAGCAGAACATCAAGTGGGAAGCTGACCCGAACGCCAACACCCCGGTCAACAAAGTACAGATTGAAGTCATCGGAGACGGCAAGAAGAAAGAGGACTAGGCTAGGTGGACTTGCAAATCAAGGCAACAGGCCCCCAAGCCGAGTTCTTGCAGATGAAAAAGCGCTACCGCTTGTTCTGCGCGGGTTACGGCGCGGGGAAGTCAGAGGCGATGATCTACGCGGCCATTATTGATGCCGCCACAGCGCCCGACTCCTTGATCGGTTGTTACCAGCCTTCCTACGACTTGGTTAAGTTGATTACTGCGTCTCGGATCACCGAGAAGTTGTCTGAGATAGGGGTTAGCTACAAGTACAACAAGCAGGACAACATGGTCTACACCACGTCCTCGGGTTGGGGCGACTTTGTTTTCCGAAGCCTTGATAACCCAAACCGGATCGTTGGTTACGAGACTTACACCGCCCACGTTGACGAGATCGACACCTTGCCGCCCGGCCACGCAGAAGAGGCTTGGAACAAGGTCATTGGTCGTAACCGACAAAAGCCAGAGCGCGTACCAGAGCCTTACAATCAGGCGAGCGCCTACACCACCCCCGAGGGGTTTAAGTTCGCTCACTGGCGCTGGGTACAGCAAGCTAACGACGATTACGGAATAGTTCAGGCTCCCTCCTATTCCAACCCTTACTTGCCAGAAGGATACGTCCAGTCGCTACGAGACTCCTACCCGGAAGCTCTCGCAGAAGCCTACATCGAAGGGCGCTT